TAAATATGAAGAGTTGTAGTTTACTAATTTATTAGTTCCATTCACTTGAAAGATTGCTGTTCCAAGTAAAGTAGTACCTCCAATAGTAGCAGATGATAATGCAGTTAATGAACTACTAACTCTTGCTGTTCCAGTTACATCTAACGTGCTTGCAGGCGTAGCCGTTCCAACACCCAACCTACTATTAGTATTATCCCAAAAGAACCCTGTTCCTGAAGCTCCAAAAAGTACGTCACCTGTAGTAGTTTCAATAGCTCTATGTATAGTTCCAGTTAAACTTGTAATTGTAGGATTATAATAGAAACCTCTAACTGTACCCGTGTATGCAGCTGTGTTATTTATTGTAGGGTTTATATTCAGCATTGAGAAGTTTCTACCCGTTCCTGTGGTATTTTGTACTACAAAAGGTATACTTAACAAATCATTACCTACAGTATCTGAAGCTGTCCCATTAATACTTACTCTACGACCACCCCCACCACAGTTAAAATTAAATACTCCAAACGATGTTGGAGTGTTAAACTCAAGAGAAGAACTAGTTGCACTAATATTTCCTGTTGCAGCAACTCCATTAAAGTATATTGTAGATAATCTAACCGTTCCATTAACATCGAGCTTGTAACCATTATCTGTTGTTGTGCCTATTAAGACGTTGCCTGTTGGTACAAGTGTTAATGTTTGACTATTAGAAATTAAACGTATGCTTGTGCTTACTCCTTGCGCTGTTAATGTGTGTACATTACCCGCCTCACTTACTGTAAGCCCGCGTAAAACACAAACACTTGAAACATTTAAATCACCTGTTACATCTAAGGTTCTTGAAGGCGAAGCGTTACCAATACCCAATCTATTGTTTGTATTATTCCAAAAGAAGTTAGCACTCTCCTGCAATACATTGCCTGTACCCTCAAAGAGTATACGGCCTACTGTACCACCTGTTATAGTAGTAGTACCTACTGTTAAGCCTGTTGCAAGTGTTTTATTCTTCCATAGTGATGTTGCTGACTCATATTGCAATACTTGATTATCTGCAGGAGAACTGATATACACATTATGAAGTTCATCAAGCTCCCAACCATTCATGATCTTTACGTATATCTTTCCATGAATAGCATGTGAATACTCAACATAACCCATGACAACGATGTGTCCTGTGGCTCCTGTTGGCTTGATATTTGTCAAGGCTCCGGGAGTGGTAGGAGAAAGATAGAGAACATCTCCGTCAACCCAAGTTTCACCTTGAAGACTTCCTGTTGTGTTAATCTCCTCTAAGTTACCAACGGTCATGATGAAACCCTCCTGATTGGTAGCAATCGTTTCGGTTACAAGACCTATCGTGTCGGCACTATTGTTATCATTATCTGCTTGAGCAAAAGCTACAGCAAGTCTCTGTCCTTGTGCACCGCTAATTCTTACAGCCTGATAGGCCGCCTTTGTTAGCGTGGTATTTGGGGTAACTTTATTTACAACACGAGCAACAAGGTCTACTCCGTTCTTTAATATAACTGAGCCACCTTTAAGAGTTGTTTGAGAGCTACCTATTGTATCATTCCACTGTGTTGTACCTACAGCTGCTGTTCCTGTTGGAGAGGTGTCTAGAGTTAACTGACCTGCCTTCAACTCATACTCCCCTAAGTTTACATTACCTGTTGCCCCTATATAAGGGACATACCCACTTCCACTTGCAGAGATAGTTGTTATCCCATCTTTGTCTGTAGTAATTGTTATCCCGGTACCCCCTAAGAGCAGGTCTGAGATATATTTAAAGCTAAATGTCTTTGGACGATTAATGTTAGATAGAGATACTAGGACTTGGTTGTCTCTAACATTATCAACCCTATCTCTACTGCCCCCAGTTTGGTCAAAATCAGCAAGTTGCCTTAAACTGATGTCAACTTTCTTTGGAGCTGCAGTAAGTTTATTAGGGTTGTAAGTATCCATTAGTTAAGTTTAGTTCTAGCCTGTATATACAAATGTGACTTCTCTTGCTCTGCAGCCATTACAGCCATTATCCCTCGAAGCTCTTCATAGGTAAATTGAATAATCAAGTCATCGTCAGCATTTAGTACTTGGATAACATTCTCATCAATATACACTAGAGCTTGCTCGGCCTCCTCTTCATTCTTAGTGAAAGGTGGTTGATAAATTCCAGTTTTGATGTAAGTAGGCATTTGTCCTCAATTTGAAATCAAAGATAATCAAATTCTTAGACATAGTTATCCCCTTGGTGATTTTTGTGTTTAAAATTGACCTTCAGATTACTGCCGTCTTTAGCCTTCGGAGGAACATTTCTGTCAGCCTATAGTTTTAACCCTCCCCAGTATCCTATATCAATTCAATTTTTGCAACTATTGGGGACAACTTTTCTTAACTATTGTGATAAGAATAGAACCCAACTTCTGACCCCTTACTTTGGTTACCTCAGGGGTGATCGTGTAGGAACACGGTTGCAGATGCAAATATAATAAGTTTGTTACCCTTGTCCTACTGAAAGTTTTCTATAGTTTTTTGAACTTTTCAACTTTGAGTGTTTGGTCTTAGCATGGACTCCAGGTCTTTTGATTCTAGGTTTCGGATTAAAAGTGCTAGATGTTTGTTTTACTTTGGCCATCTTATCTTAGTGCTTTTCTAATGTAATTCTAAATGAGTAGTTGTACAAATATATACTTAAGTACAATTCCCACCACAATTTATTTTCTGGACGTACGAATTTGAAGTCAATACCGATTCTATTGGTTAGCTTCATCTTTCTTTTTGTTGCTCTTAGTTTCATTGCTTTAAATTTTAGCTGCCACAGTATAGACAATCTTCATTATCGTCGTCATAATATCCATTGATGATTTTCTCCATCTCGGCATTAATCTCTTCGTCTGTCCAGTCAGGGTTCTTCATCTTAACTTGGACTCTTAAAAATTGGTATTGTTCTAGGCTGTGCATTTCGTAACAAATATACGTAAAAATTGTTACAGCCAAACTCTGTAATAAAACACTGCCAAACTCGGAAGTCTGCCGAATTGTTTAACATGCATTTACATATAGAATTAACGATCTGCCTAATATAGCATGCAAAAGCATATAAGATGGTTAGAATTTGTAACCGACTGGAAAAAAATTTTTAGGGGGAAATTTTTTGAGAGTGAGACCCTAAGTATTCAAAGACCCCGGCTAAGTTCTGTGCTTCGAAATACCTCGGACACATAAAAATTTACCAAAATGGCAAAAGCAAAAACACCTGCACCAACTGTCGTTGGAAACCTTATGATTAACAAAGTTTGGATTTCCGACGACAAAGCCAAAAATCCAGGGGCTATCACATGGATGAAGATGGAATTGACACCTGATGGAGAAGTTCTTAACCAGGAATTCCTGTTACATTTAAGAGTTGAAGACGCTGATTATGCTAACACTCTTACTTGGCTTAAAGCCATTGGTCGTCTCTGATGAGACGACCTTTAGCCATTGGGGTGTTGAGAGAATAATCATCACGATGATAAGTGACTGATTGCCAGGACTCTCACACCCCTTTTAAGGTTATTTGATTGATACCTTCAAATCAATCTATCAAATTGTATAACACATTGTCATGAAATACTTTCTATTGACGATAATAATCATTGCTATGCTTGACAGCTTTGCATTGCTTTATTTCTGTGTAACATTACTAGAACCATCAGCATATGTATTAACATTCGTATCGTTTGTTAGTGCATTCACAATATGGTTATTAGTATTCCACATCAAGGAATTAAGAGCCGGATCACGATAACATGTGAACCAAAGGGTTTAACTGTACCCATAATAAACAGTTAATTTATATTCTTAAAGTATTAGCATTTGAACAAGAGATGAGAAATTATACAAATGCACACAACCAACAGCATTGAGATCTGATTTGTCGATACAAGTCTTTCGATTGATATGTTGTTGGTTTGCTAATGCACCATAACTTACTTCCCAAGGGTGGGCAGTTGTATGTCAGTTTACTGTAGCAGAATACAGTCTTACAACTGAGTGCAGAGGGGCACAGCAGTTGTAGTATATGCCGAGTTAGATAGATTTAGTAATCTATACTATACGTAGGGTGGCCACCTAGAATCAACGTTCAGCAGGTAATACTACAATTGTTTGTATTAATGCATCATTCCAACTTCACAAGGGTTGGCAGTTGTAAAAAATCATCTACTATACAGTACACAAGTAATAGTTGACCAGGCTTAAAGCTGGCACTGTATAACACAACCTGTAGAGGGTACAACTGAATGCAGAGTGGTACATAATCAAATCATTAACTAACATTTATTAACTATGAATCTAGAACAATTTTTACAGAAGTACCCTAATGTGAGTGTAACCGATTTTATGCAAGCAGCATTTAATATCGTTAATGCAATCGAAGAAGCTCGTGAAGAAATTGCTGAAATAAATAGCAGAGATGAGCAAGCACTCGAACGGTTGCGTCGTAAGATGGATGATAATTCTGACGAAGAATATCAACAATCTTTTGATGCAATTAATTGGCCATCAGATGACCATGAGTATGAATCATTTAATGACTATGAATCATTTAATAGTGATGCTGATGAACAATATGTTACAGCATCTACATCATACAATGCAAATGAAACATTCTACTTCATGAGTGATGAATATGGAGTACATGGAGGTCATGAACTAGGATGCTCAATGGCTGAACGTTGGGGTAATGTACTTTGGAATGTTCCTAGTAGAATAGACAGAAACATTGAGGATGAATTTCCCAATCACGATGTCAAACTATCTAGAAGCTATCGTATAGAACCAGACAAAGAACACCCTTGGGCAGTAGAAAAAAGAGTCTATAGGGTAACAAAGAGACAATAGAAAGGACGTGATATTCGTCGTATTCCTAGGCATGAAGACAAACTGCCTTATACTTTACTAAATCTAAATAAACAGTATGAAAACATTTACTTATCTAAAACGGGTTGAAATAGAAACAACTATTGAAGTTCCCGTAATCACCTTTGTTGCTGAAAAGGTGCGTGTATCAACAGGTGACTCATCATGGTTTGAAATGGGTTATGTACCAAGATTTAACGGACTCACATCATGTGAATACGGTAAAGAAATGTGTAACTATAATGCCATGTGGAAGATGCTTGAAAAATATGTAGCAGAAACATTTAGTAAAACTAAAGGTTACGGTGCAGGTTATGGTTCAATAGACTATCATGTCTATGCAGGTAAGGACATAGATATGCCCGAACTACCTAAGATTCCAAGAGAATGGAATGATGACCATGCTGACCTTGTTGCAATGTTCAAAGGTCTATAAGAGCACAAATTAATTATATGGAAGCATCACAGGGTTTATAACTCTGTGATCTTCCGACTAAATTTGGATTTACATAAATCAACATATAAAATCATGAGTTACAACACTCCAAATTCTGGATCATTGACTGGGTTGTCAATGAATCAGACCTTGCTCGTGTCTGCTAGGAAAGTTGCAGGCCAAAAATTACAGTTAGAATTTGCTGAGATCTTGGAAAAAGGATCTGCTCCAGTAAATGTTCTAGCGATGTTCAACCAATCAGACAATCGTTTCTCTCAAGGAGGAGCTCGTCGTGCTTGGATGACAGTAGAAGCAATTGATGCATCAAAACTATTAGGTGTTGATCTATCAGACTCTGCTTCTTGGGGTGTTGATTCATTAGGTCGTGAGATCTTAATGCTTAACATTCTAAACCCTCAAGTATTAATTGGTGACGAACTAATTAACTTGAAGGTTGAGGTAGTGGAAACTACTGAAGGTACAGAATGGCAAAAGTCTAACTTAGAGACTTCTGCTAAGCGTAAAGGTAAAGACGGTGATTTTATCATGCACAATGGTAAGCACATCTTTGCTAACACACGTATTGCTCTTAACAAAGCTAACCACGTGTTCTTAACTGCTGATGCTAGTGTGGCTAACACTGTATCTGCATCTGATAGTGTTTTCAACTAAACATTATCAAAAAACCTACAATAGGGTGTCAAGGTTAATTCCTTGACATTCTATTTGTATTAATGCACCACAACTTGATTCCAAAGGTCAAGCAAGATTTTAATCTTGAGTGCAGATGGGTACAAATAATTATTTACCAAACCTTAATTGTTATGATCAATTTATCAAAAAACTCAACACCAAACTATTGTTTACCAAACTATTCAGTAGAAAAACAACCTGTTAAAAAACCAATTATACGTAAACAATTTAAACAATTGTTTCGTGGATTAGCAGAATTAGCTGCTGTATTCACAGCTGTATTTATGGCTCCAGCATTACTTGCTGCGTTTGTTAACTTCGACATTAGTGTGTACTTCTCGTGCATACATAGTGCTACTTATTGTGTATTACTTACCATGCTTGGTATCATTGTGTCCATCTTTTATACATCGATGCACCAATGAGAAAGCTTAAGTACCATATTCAACTTCATTGGTATTGGGAGGAACGAGTATTCGTATTCGTTCCAACCATTGCCTTTGGGGAATGCTTACCTGAATACGATGATTCGTATTGGTTTGCTTTTATGTTTGGTCCTATGAGATTAGGATTTAAACGAGTTGCTAATAATATAGCACAAGAAGATAAATAATCTTCTCTTTTGCAAACAATGCTTGTAAGGTTTCTGGTAAATTCCTTATGAGCTTGTTTGCTTCTTTAATACCTTGTAAGAAATTAATCACGAACTATATTTACAAAAACTAATCAGTTATGAAAAAATCAAATGCTTATCTTATTCTTTATTTTGCAACAATCATTGCAATAGCTTGTATGACATCTTGTAGTAGCTCTCAACATGGGTACAATTACAAGTCTCATGCTAAGCATCGTAATACAGGTCCTAGTAAATGCTATAAAAAGCATAATAAGTGGTGAAAACTAATCAGCTATGGGTTATATGAAGTGGGTAAAAGGCCTGATGGATACAGGTCGACACACAATTCTTCGTGAGAAATACGACGAAGCAATTGAGTGTAAGTTCGAGAGAATAGAATTTGACAATTCTAATCTTGATGTTACATTTGTAGGTCACGTTCTTGACTTTATTGACAAGAATGATGATGCTCATACAGCAACAAGACATGAAAAGCTCTGATTCTATCTATGTAGTTAATGGTAAAGATAATCTCTTTGAATACCCATTGAATTCATGTACAATGCAAGAATGTGTAGACTACTTACGATCAATTGATTTGATTGGGGTAGATACCGAGACCGAAGGTTTCGACTTCACAGGAAAGAAATTGTTAATGATTCAATGTGGTGACAAAGGGAAGCAGTTTATCATTGATTACAGAGTAACTAGTAAGCAAGAGATAGCGTTATTGAAATCTGTTTTAGAAGATGCTTCTAAAATTAAGATACTTCATAATGCTAAATTTGATTACAAGTTCCTCAAGTTCTATTGTAATATCAGCCTCAATAATGTGTACGACACATTTTTGGTGGAAAAGATATTACACTGTGGTAAGAAAGAAGTACGTAACAGATTCGTAGACCTTGGTAGTAATCCATTCACTGTTGATCAAATGGTGTATGGTGCTAAAGATGTAGAATATCTAATCGATATCTATCACAAACAACAGCCTGATATCGAGCTTAAGAGACTACGTAGTGTAGTTAGGCTTGAGAATGAAGCTGTTGTAGTTTTCTCTGAGATTGAGTATGAGGGATTAATCCTTGATACTGAAGCTTGGCAAAAACTTGCTGTCAGAAACAAAGCCATGTCTATTCAGCTTGAGAAAGAGCTGGACAAGTCATTGGTTGCTGATGAAAGGTTTACGAAATATAAGGCACAAAAGCAGTTGGATATGTTTACTGCTGTAGAGGATTTGAAAGAGTCTACAGTTAAGTGGTCGTCCCCAACTCAAGTGTTAAAGATTTTCAGAACGTTAGTACCTGAGCTTGAGAATGCTAACGGTAAGAAGCTTGCACCTTATAGGTTTAAGCATACTCTTATCGATGAGTATATCAAGTATAAGGAGAAGGATAAGTTATCATCTGCATTTGGAGATAACTTCTACACATTCCTTAGTGCTGACAAGAAAGTTAGAACGAATTTCACACAAATCCTGGACACAGGTCGTGTTAGTAGTTCTGAGCCCAATATGCAACAAATCCCTGCTACTAACGAGTACAGAAATTGCTTTGTGGCTCCTGAAGGTTATGTGTTTGTATCTAGTGACTATTCATCACAAGAACTAAATGTAATAGCATATGGTTCTCAAGACCCTGTGTTTCTAAAAGCTCTCGAAAATAATGAAGACTTGCACTCAGTATGTGCAGAGTTAGTATTCGGAGAAGTATGGAAGAATGCAGCAGAAGAGGATTGTGCCTATTACAAAACGAAAGAGAAGTGTGACTGTAAAGCTCACAAGAAATTAAGAACTCAAGTTAAGACAATCAATTTCGGATTGGCTTATGGGATGGGACCTAAGAAGTTATCTGAAACAATCAATTGCTCTACAAAAGAAGCAAAGGATTTGATTACTAAGTACTTCAAAGCTTTCCCTAAGATTGAGGCATTCTTAAATGGTCTTGGTGAGTTTGGAAAGAAACACGGTTACATTGAGACTTTCCCTCCATTCAGAAGGAAGAGGTGGTTTAACAGTTGGACTCCAAAGATGTACAGTGATAAAGATAGCTTTATGGAACTGGGATCAATTGAGAGAGCATCTAAGAACACACCGATTCAAGGCAGTTCAGCTGATATGACTAAGCTTGCATTGGTTCTCATTTATAGGCATATTAAAAAGTACGACTTACCTGTTAAGATAATCATGACCGTTCATGATCAGATTGACACAGTTTGTCCAAGAGAATATGCTGAAGAATGGAAACAGAGAATGACTGAGCTTATGGAACAAGCAGCTAACACTGTTATTAAGAATGGATTGTTGAAAGCAGAAACATCAATCACTAATGTTTGGAGTAAATAATCATGACTCAAGAAGAAGAAAAAATTAAAGTACTAACATTACTAATGTGGTTACAAACTGCTGTTTATGCTGCAGATGAATGTCAAGAGATTAAATGGTTCAATACTAGAAGAAGTAAACAACTATTGAAGTCTACTGTTGATATCATTCTGAAAGAGCACGGTGGAATTATCAAAACTTTATGGGATGTAGATGGTGTGCAAATGCCAGAAGTCACTAAAGCTTTAGAAGAATTCACTGGACTCTTATCTACTACTGACTATTACAAACTGCCTGAGATATCAGCTCTTATCAGAGCTTATCAAGCAGGAGAATTCGAAGACACTTTTAATCCTATAAGAGATGAACAGTAACTTACCAGCAGGGGCAGAAAATGACCCTAATAGACCATGGGATACTTCAGAGAAGTATTGTCGTGTTTGTGAATCTGATGCCATCGGAGATCTAGTTGATAACTATTTAGCAGCACATCCTGATTGTGGAGATTGGGATGAAGCTTATGAAAAGTTAGAAGAAGATGAGCAGATTGGATTATGCAGACATTGTTATTGGGAAGAAATGGGGGAATGGAACAATGAAGACTAAAAGACTAACTGATGATGACATCATCAAAGAACTAATAGACACAATGTTTCTTATAGCTGGTCATGATGTAACCTTTGAGGACATCAAGGGTCGTAAGGACCAATGGTACTATGAATGGACCATGACTCCTGAGCAAGAGCAACAATGGATGGAGTATATGGTAAAGTATTTCCGTAAGCACAGAAGTATGACCATTAGACATGCTCAGACTTCAGCATCTATGTTTAACCTAATGTGGGGCCTTAAAGTGGAACGGCCTGAAGTTCCCGATATCGATAACATAAATTAACGTGAAAAAGTTATTCATCCTTGCACTGCTGTTTGCTTCATGTAAGCAAGCACCAGTAAACATTACAGTTCATTGTCCAGAAAAGGACACAACGAAACTGTTTGACTTAGAAACTGTAGGTACTACAACAGACCCAACAGAGGAAGAACTTAATCAATTAAACAATTAAACAAAATGGAGATTTTTGCAATCATTTCAACAGTCGTTGCCGTACTAGGTGTGGCAGGTACTATTTTCTTTTTACTAACTTCATTGAAGATAATGGGTAGATTAAGAGAAGCAGAGGAAATTATCGAGGATAAGAACGATGCTCTTAGAGATGCATTCGAAGCTATTCATATTCACAATGAAAAGCTGTGGGATGTTAGACATGAACTTAACATGGTAAAGAATCCTAAAAAACCTGTTGGTCGTCCTAAAGGTTCTAAGAACAAGGTTACTAAGCCTAAGTTTTCTCAGAAAGAATTTGACAAGAAATACGGGAAGTAATGCCAGATATTTCTATGTGTAAGGGGGTTAATTGCCCCCTTGCTTTTAACTGTTACAGGTTTACAGCTAAAGCAAATCCTTATGGGCAAGCTTTTTTCATGGAAACTCCATGGGACGAAGAGAAAAAAGAATGTGAATATTATTTACCAAACGAAAAGATTAAAGTTAAATCAAATGACAAATGACGGAAAGAAAGAAGTTTTACTCAACGAAAAGAAGGAAACATTTACTGAGTTTGATAGAATCTTCACGGGATTCCTCGATAGAATTTACGAAGTCACGAGACCCGAAGGCAATATCGGAGATGATGATGAAGATAGTGGAGCATCTGTTCCACATTCCTAGAGAAGAATTCTTATCAGAGAGTCGTATCAGGGACTATGTTGTACGTCGTACTTTAGTTGTCAATCTAATAAGCATGCATACTCATCACAGAGATGTGGAGATTGCTAAGGTTATTAATCGTGACAGAACTAGTGTGATTCACATGCAGAAGCTTCATGAGGATCTTATGTTTTCTGATGGAACTTATCGAGAGTATTTCGAGAGAGCTTCTAGTCTTTATGCAAGAGCTAATTATTTACCAAGAGTAGAAGATGCAACATTAGATGGCATCATTGAAAAGATAGTAAAGCTTAATGAAGAAGTAGAAGCCCTCAATGGAATGCTAGGCAACCTATTAGTTAACGTAAAATCTAAAGACAATGTCACAAGTGAAGAGCAAACTTTTAGCAATTAAAGATGCTGAACAAAAGAAGGCATTGAATGCTTGGAAAGATGCTGACTACGTGGGCACTGTTATAGCTGGTACAGGATTCGGGAAGAGTCGTGTTGGTGTTATTGCCTGTGGAGCTATGATTCGTAAACATGGAGGTAGAGGATTGGTCTTAGTCCCTACTAATCAATTGCAAGACCAGTTTGAAGAAGAATTCAAGAAGTGGGGTTATGAAGATGTATTGGATAGTGTAGATATCCTATGTTATGCATCAGCTCATAAACTTCGAGGTGTTACTTATACTGTTACAGTAGCAGATGAGGTGCATCTTGGCTTATCCCCAATCTATCGAGAAGTATTCTTACAAAATGACCACGAAAGACTTCTTTGTATGACTGCCACTGCCCCAGAGGAAGAGGAATACGAAGATTTACTTGATGAGATAGCCCCAACGGTCTATACCATTACCCTAGATGAGTGTGTACAGAAAGGATTAGTGGCTCCTTACACTATTCACTGTGTTCCCGTTCCATTGTTAGATTCAGAGAGAGATGCTTACAAGGCTGCAAACAATGCCTTTGTTCATTATAAGTATCATCTTGGGATGTACAATGCTTTCGAGGAAGCAGGTAGAATATTGAAGGACCCTAATGCTAGCCCTGTACAGAAGAAGAATGCAACTTTGTTCTACAAAGCTATTCGAGATAGGAAGGAAGTAGTTCAGAAGGCTCATAACAAAATTCTTTATACTGCTATGATAGCTAAAACTAAAGCAGATAAGAAAATACTAACGTTTGCCGGAACTAATGAATTCACTAACCAAATGTATACAGAGTTGAATGCTGCAGATTGTAAATCGGCTAGATATCATTCAGCTCTTGGTAAGAAAGAGAAGGACAAAGCTCTCAAGGATTTCAGAGAAAATGAGGTACGAATACTGTGTTCTACAAAGGCATTGAATCAAGGATTCGATGTACCTGATGCACAGCTCGGAATCATCTGTGGCCTTGATAGCAAAGCATTAGCCATGATTCAGAGAGTGGGTAGATTGTTACGACTTAGCCCCGATAAGGTTGGAGAAGTAGTGATACTCTACGTAAAAGATTCTCAAGAGGAGAAGTGGTTAAGAAGTTCCATCGAAAGTTTATCAAATATAGTTTGGTGTGACGATATTTCTTCTTATATTTGAATACGATTACTTATAGAAAGTATAAAAGAAACTTTTATGATCATTGAAATTGATACAGAGAAGCTGTTGGCCCATGGGTTTACAGCTGATGAGTTCCTGTTCTTATCTATGCTTAATCGTGACCTTGATTCTAGTGACTTAAAGTTAATTATTGACCGTGAGAAATTGCAAACCAACGGTTGGATTAAGTTGGGAGAGGAGGACGATTGTACATTGAGAGAAAAATTTAACGACGAATTCTCAAGTACAGAAGATGTCATATGGCACGGCCTCCTTTCTCACTATCCACTCAAAGTCATAGCTAACGGAGCAGTCAGAATACTTAGAGCTAAAGATCCCAGCTCTAAGGCAAATGCAAAAGCCAAAAGTCGTTATCTTAAATACATAGGAAAAGATAAACAAAAGCACGAACACGTTATAGAGTGTCTGCAACGAGAGCTCCTATTACGTAGAAAAGGTAATAACCTAGGATTTATGCAGCAGCTAGAAACTTGGATTAATAATCACACATGGGAGAAGTACAGTGATTTAAGTGATGGAGAACAATCCAAATCAAAACCTGAGTCATCAGGCTCAGAAGGTAGAATCACAAGGCAACTTTGACGACTCGTTAAAGGATTTTAGACACATCTCGTTATCAGTAGACAAATCAATCGAAGAAATTAAAGCAGCCCAAAGTGGCTCTAGAGTTGTCTTCCCTACTGGTTGGCCGAGATTGAATAAGAACTTGCTAGGTGGACTACAGAAAGGTAAGATGTACGTTATTGCCGGTCGTCCTGGTGTAGGTAAATCTGCATTTTCAAACCAATTAATTTTCGATGTACTCGATAACAACAAAGACAAGAAAGTAATAGTTCTGTACTGGACGTTCGAGATGCCTGACTATCAGCAGATCATGAGAGCTGCATCAAACAAGGCACAACTCCAGTTTTCACAGTTATACAGTGTCGACCAACAGTTATCAGCAGAGGGATTAAAGAAGTATGAAGATGCAGTAGACAGCTATAGGAAGTATCCTATATTCTTCTGCTCTATTCCACAGAACATGGTGAAGATTAAAGAGATTAACAACAAGGTGTTTCAAAAGCACCCTGAACACACAATCATTAATCTTTACGACCATTCGAGATTGATTCTAGGCTCAGAAGACACAGAGCTTCAGAAGCTAAATCAAGTATCGAAGACATGTATGTGGTTGCAAGCAAGAATGGGGAGCATTTCTATTCTGTTGTCACAGCTAAACAGGAATATCGAGCAAGAGTATCGTGCCAAACAACAGTATCAACCACAACTTACAGACCTATTTGGTGGTGATTCTATTGGGCAAGATGCTCACGTAGTGATGATGCTACAAAGACCATTCGACCTTTACGGTATTACAGATGCTTATTGTGGAGAGGATCCTGAAGGGTTGTTAGCCTGTCATATCGAGAAGAATCGTGATGGTCAATTGGGTATGATTCCCTACGAAGCTGATTTGTCAACATTTAATTTGACAGAAAGAGTGAAAAAGTAAATTTAAAATTTGACAAAAAATGGAGTTAGTACTGCCAACAGAGAAGGTCGCTGCCCTTCGTAAGAGTCCGAGACACATGATTATCTACGGACCACCAAAGATTGGTAAAACAACAGCACTGGCTAAACTTGATGGATGTCTTATCATAGATCTAGAGCAAGGATCGGATATGGTAGAAGCACTTAAAGTTAAAGCTGCAAACTTGAAAGAGTTGAGTGAAATCGGTAAAGCAATTATGAAAGCTGGAAAGCCTTACAAATATATTGCTATCGATACCTTGACTCAATTAGAGGTATGGTGTGAATCAGAGGCTAAAGAACTCTATCGTCAAACTCCAATGGGTAAGAACTTTGATACTGATAACAAAGGGTTATCTGTTCTTAGTCTTCCTAACGGTGCTGGCTATTTGTATCTACGAATGGCTATCAAGAAGTGGATGGATAGATTAGAGACTTTGTCTGAACACATCATTTACATCGGTCACTTAAAAGATAAGCAGATCGAGAAGAAAGGTAAGGAGGTATCAGCTAAAGATTTAGATTTGACTGGTAAGATCCGTAGTATTGCTTGTGCTAACTCAGATGCCATCGGCTATGTGTATAGAAACGACGACAAGACTATGATCTCATTCAATTCATCTGATGATATCACTGCTGGCTCACGTTGTGAGCATTTAAGAGGTCAAGAGATGGAGCTTGACTGGAGTAAAATTTATATTGATTAATTAAAACCCTAGAAAATGTCTATCGAGGCAAACATTCAACAAAATCCAACTGTTGCAAATACTGCAACAACTGAAGGTCCTATCGTATTAACGGTAACAGGAATCATTAATGACTTAAACGACGGTATCGATCGTGATGGCATTGCAACTAAGTATAACTTGACTAAAGCTGAAGTTACTGAGCTATTCAAGCACCCTAAGTTGACTGGCCTACGTGCTCGTAAGAAGATTCCAGTACGTTTTACATTGGTAGATGACACTGTTATTACTAAGAGTGAGGCTGCTGCTGTAGAGTCTGATCCTAATCAATTAGATTTGATGGATGCTATTCAAGAGCATGTAGCTACTGAAGAAGCAATCAGCAACTGAGAGTTCCGTCAGCAACAGGACATTGTGTATAGAACATATTTTCGTTAATTTAAATTTAAAACAAAATGGCAATTGAGTCAAACAATTCAGAAGAAGTAGTAGCAGGTGGTGGTTATCAGTTATATACTGGTATTGCTGCTGTTAGTGTAGTAGCAGTTAATCCAACTCAATCAGAGTTGCAAGCTATTGGTATTAATGCTAAGGAAGATCCTAAGTACAACGTGGAAATCAATGGAGAAGAGTACAATAAGATTGTATTCTATCTTCGTCACGATGATCCAAACATTACTGTAAGATTTGATATCTTGGCTAAGCCTGAGCACCGTATGTCAAAGAACGGTAAGGCAATGTGGATTAACAACATCGGTCAGATGACTTGGAGTGAAGATGTTCCAGCATACGATTGGTGGAAGAATTCAGACACAAGCCGTAAAGCTTATGTTGGAGAAGACATCCTTGTTAACTTCACTAAAGCATGGGCTAACGTAGCCAATGGTGGTAAGATTAGTTTTGATACTATCGATGCTATCATGAAGGGTGATGTTAAAGAGTTGAAGGAGCTTGTAAAAGCTTTATCTGCTAACAAGTTACGTGTCTTGATTGGTGTTAAAGACGAGAAGTATCAGGTTGTTTACAACCGTCACTTCGGTCGTTTGAAGCCAGCTAATGACATGTTATTTGTCAAAGCTTTGAATGAGGACTACGGTTCTTTCAATGCTGAATACAGCAAAGACCTTAAGTTTGGGGTTTATTCACCAACTTTAATTACGGCTGATACTACGTCAGAAGAGACTCCTTTCAAGGACGACTCTAAGGACGAGTGGGATGCATAATTGAAACCTTAACCAAAAAACAAACAGGGGTTACAGAAATGTGCCCCTTTTGTTTTTAATTTAGCCTCCTTATGATTGAATCAAGAAGCAGTGATGCATACTTGCATAAGGATTCTATTTTGTGTAAGATATCTGAGTACGATATATTCAGATATTATTGTCACAATTTTAAGAATTTTGGTGACAAGTTTTGCAGTGAGTTAAGAGAGGATAGATCTCCTACATGCTCGATAGTTCCTTGGAAAGGGAGAGTTATCTATAAAGATTTTGGTAGTGGGGAAAGTCATGATTGCTTTTCGTATGTACAAGCCAAATTCAATTTAACTTTCTCAGAAGCCATGAGAGTTATTGACACAGATTTTGGGTTAGGTTTACAAAGTGGGTCCGTTATAAAGAATCAAGTAGCTATTACATATGGTACTCAAGAGATTATCGAAAGACGTCCAACCAAGCTTGCAAAGAGAGCAAGAAAGTGGACTCTACAAGATAAAGAATTCTGGGAAAAGTACTATATCACTAAGAGTTTATTGATTAAATTTGATGTCGAACCAATAGATTACTTTTGGATTAATGAAGCACGTTACGTATGTCACACTCCTAGTTATGTATATAACATCAATGGTCGTTATAAAATCTACAGACCATATGAAGCAGAGGGTAAATGGTATAGCAACACTTCTAAAAATGACATTCAAGGGTGGAAGCAGTTAAAAGATAATGGAGACATTGTCATATTAGCTTCTTCTCTCAAGGATGTCATGTGTCTTAATGTATTGGGGTATGAGGCTATTGCTCTACAGAGTGAGATGCAGATGCCAGATCCAAAGTTAATCAGTAATTTGCAGAAGAGATTTAGCACCGTAGCTGTACTATACGATAATGATTTTGAGAAGGAAGCAAATCCTGGTCAAACAATGGCCAATAAAATTTGTGCAGAGTTCAACTTAATTAACGTAATTTTACCAGCACACTACAAATCGAAAGACATCTCTGATTTAATGAAGAATCATGGAATCGAGATAGCTCAGAGAATTGTGCAAATACAACTACCACTTTAATGGCCAAACGACGAACCCCAAGAACTAGATCCAACATAAAGTCCAAAGGATTAACTAAAGGAAAGATCCAAGCAAGACAGAAAGAAGTAGATGGAATTAAATTCAAGTCAATGCTTGAAGTATTCTGCTACAAGAAACTAAAAGAGCTTGGAGTATCTTTTACTTATGAGGAACACTCTTATCAATTGACTGATGCTTTCTACTATCCTTGTCCAATATTTGAGACCAAAGGAACAAGTAAAGAGTTTGTCGATAAGAGCAAGGATAAGATTCGTGGGATTTCGTACACACCAGACTTTGTGAGTCATGATGCAGATGGTAAGCTGCTATGGGTAATAGAATGTAAAGGTTTTGCTAACGACAGGTTCCCAAACACTTGGAAGAACTTCAAGAAGCATTTAATCGATACTGATTCTGTCTGTCCGTTATTCTTACCAAAAGATCAAAAACAAGTATTACAAGTAATTCAGCTCATTTCTGAGCTATAAACTAAGAGGTTATGAGTCTCACTATTAATGAAGACTCTAATTATCTTAAACCACATACTTTTCAAAAGGGAGATTTAATTCTTATCTCTATTGGTAATGGGATGCATTATGGTATCTATGATAGCATGAAATCTGAAGACAAGATTTACTATTATTTTATAGGAGGTGCTTGGCATTGCCATCCCTATGAAAAAGATACTGCAAATGGAGATTCTTCATGGTTGTATAAGAAAATTAACGATCCTTCACAAGGCTCTGTTGATTTTACTAATACTAATGCAAGTAAAAGAATCTTCCCTCTTCCGAAAGAAATGTGCACTAAGAAATTATTAGAGATTCAACACGATTACAAAAAAGCTAGAAACTTATTATGAGTATCAAACAGATTGACAACGAGTTTGTCGGTTCAGACACTGGTGTTGCTAAACGAATTAATCGTGGTGCAGAGAAACTAGTATTTGACATATTACAAGCCACACAGTATTCTACTCCAATTCCTTCAACCGTCAGAGAGCTGGTAACAAATGCCTGCGATTCTCAACGAGAGAAGGAAATTGCTATAGAGATATTGACTGGGCAGAAGACCGTGGAAGATTATTATATCAATCGAGAAGGAGAGCAGTACGAAGACAGTAACTTCGATCCAAGCTACTATAGCTTACCTCATTTTGATGTACAGAATCACCACGTTGACGTTTATTACAAGCACAATGCTGGAGTTGGATATTGTGACCAGTTCATAATTAAAGACTACGGTGTTGGTATCGGGGGTAGACGTTTAGAAGGTATCCTAGAATTAGGTTATTCAACTAAACGTAATACTTCAGAGAATTTTGGTGCCTTCGGTTTGGGTGCTAAGGTTGCATTATCTACGGGTGTAGACTTCTACACTATTGAAACCATTTATCAAGGGAAACGATTCAAAGCAAACTGCTTTAATTACAAGACTGATTTCTTAATTCCACGATTTAATCTTAGTACAGGCCAAGAGAATCCATACATCACATTTACTGATGGGACTAAAGTTTATTACGAGCCAACTACAGAGTTAAACAGAACTGAGATTTCATTTGGAGTAAAGAAGCACAATGCAGATCGTTTTATAGATGCAGTCAGTGAGCAATTAACTTACTTGAGTAATGTTAGATTCTATGTGGTTGAAGAAAACGGTTATGAAAGAGAGATCGACTTCAAGCCTAGTGTTATCTACAACTCAAAGCATTTGATTATCACTGAGAGTAACTACTATGCACGTCCACACATTGTCATTGTTAAAGCAGAGGGAGCAACCACTGGTATTAACTATGGTCACGTGGATTTCCGAGAGTTGGAGATGGAGCAGTTATATGGGGCAGTTGGTCTGAAGTGTCCTATACGACAAGTGTACAAGAATGAACAGGGGGAAGAAGTAGTTATTCAAGATGGAGTCGATGTTACTCCGAGCCGTGAGAAAGTAATCTGGTCTGATCATACTAAACAGTTTGTTCAGAACTTGATTCTTAAAGCAGGTGAGGAAGCAACAGAGCTTGTGCAAGAGAAGCTGAACGAAACAGATTTCTTGAAGTGGGTAGAGGCATGTAAGAATGTAGTGTACTCAGGAAGAATAAACGAAGATTATTCTGCTAACGGTAGAGTACTGCAAGCTATGAGTAGAATCATTGACACGAAGTCTTTAAAGCCGGTATACCCAGTGAACAAACGAATCAAGTTTGAGCACATGGGAAAGGTATTCGAAGGGTTTAATGTCAGACTTCATACTCTGTCTAACAAGCTTGAGAACGGAGAGTTTAAGATAGTTTCTAATACTACTGATGTTGATACTTGGGAAAAGTTTGACATCTCTAAGGTGTATTTTAGAAAAGAAGGATTTACCAGACTTAAAGATGCATATCTTATGAAAGAGAATGGTGGTTCTTTTATATCTATCAGAAAGAAATCCACTCAAGATTTAGAGGACAAGTGTGATGATCCTTCTACACCTCCAAACGAGTTAGGAATCTACGAAGCTCAGTTAGCAAAGGTTAAGAAAAACCAATTAGAAGTTGAGAAGTATTTATCAGAGTCAGAAAGCTACAGAGTTTATGATGATGTGATAGTTCCTGATGACTTTGAGGCTAGTCTTAAAGAGGAGGAAGAAGTATTGGCTGCTACAGGTGGTGGAACTCAAAGGTTAACTCCTGCTGAACTTCGTGAGTTGAACAAGCAGATTGTAGGTTACACTGTTCGTACTGCTACTGCAAGACAGGCTAATAACTGGAATGATTCTGTATGGGATAAGGTAGAGCCAAAGTTATCTGAACTTAGAGCTACTGAAACTCTTATCTACTATGGTACAGATGAAGATGGAGAAAAGCTTAAGTTAGCTGCTGAGATAATGAAAGGATTTGCTCCGTTTATTTCAGATGTTTATCCTAGTTCTACTTATACTCCTCCTTATTCTAATAGTAGACAGGATCCTATGCATTTCTACATGTGTCACCCTACAAGATTTACTAATGGTAAAGGAGAGCTTAGTGAATATCCTATGGGATCTAAAGTCGATAGAGACTTTAAAACTCCACAGTTAATTAAGCTCAGTGAAGCCAATGTAAGACAGGTGAAGAATGTCGAGAATATCAGACATATCGATGAGTTTTTCTATACAGTGACTGAGAATGACTACATTACTTGTAGCCCATATCTTAGAATATACTATGCTGCTCATCGTCTTGAAACTTGTGATCTTAAGCATTTCTTTGATCATCTGCAATCTATCAATCCTTTGTTTGGTAAAATGTATGATCAGATTATGGAAGTTACAGGTAAGATATCTTATAAGTTAAAAGACAAATCTCATCCATTACTTGATGAAGTGTTTACAAGACTGAATAAGATGTATGCTTTAGAGTATGTATGCAAGACTTCTCCTGATGATAAGGAGACTATTGCTAATACAGCAAGCAACTTGTTTATGCTAGCAGACATTCCAGGAGCTGAGATTCGTATTCCAGGCTTTGAGGCTGTGTATTCTTTCTATAAAGATTTCATAGAAACTTCTCAACATATCCTAAGTCAGATTTCTAGTTATAAGTTTGATGAGGAAGATACGAAACGTGAGATTCAGCTGTATCTAAAAGCAAAAGGGTTACTCGAAATGACCATTCCTGTTGACGAAATTAATGAGTTCGAGTCATTTATTTCAGTAAATTTGTAATACAAATAATAACAAAATCTTATATGATTAGTTTAAATGTAATCGATGGAAACATCGTAGGATCTTACGGAGAGAAGTCATTCTCTGTAAAGTACAAGGAAGAGTTGTACAAACAAATGCAAGAGTTATCTAACAAGGCTGACAAAGCAGAAACAATGGATGAGTTGAGAGGTATCTTAGATACTTTCGATAGCTTGGCTGTTGAGGATTACACTGAGCTTATTCAAGATAAGTGTGAGCACATCTATGTTAATAGCACTACCGGAGAGTTCTTCTTGAAGACTGGTGATGTGGTATCTAACATTCCAATGCCTGAGGCTTTAGTAGAGAGAATCTATGAGTCTATGGATATGGGTTTAGATTTTATGCCACTTATCAAGATGTGGACTCGTTGGCTACGTAATCCAATTCTTTGGAAGAAGATGAAAGCTGGTACAGGAGTAGAATTCTCTGAAAGATTCTTCAATTTCATCAATCTTAAGTATGTTCACCCTGTTCTATTCAAAGAACTTGTTGAAGAAAAGGGATTGAATGAGGACGTAGCTGCTAAGAAAGCTACTATGTATCAGATGAAGATTACCAAGGAAGGTTTATTGAACGGTTACAAAGTTTCTTCTGAGGTTTTGCATAAGTTCGATGCTGAGACTGGAGAGGTAGTAGATCGTTACAAACGTACATTCAATGTAGACACTGGAGAAATTGAGTCAGAAGGCTTACCAGAGTTTGTAGAGGATCGTGTCTTCCAACCTGCTATCATGGGAGAAAGTGGAGATGCATTCTATTGTGAAGGTCCTAACGGTTATGCTAACCCTGGCCACTTCATTAAAGTAGGATGTACTCATCGTCTTGCATCTTGGGATCAGGTGAATACTAATGACCATCAAGCATGTGTACCTGGCTTACACTTCGGAGGTCTTGAGTATATTAACCGTATCTCAGGTGAGATTCACAACATCTTTGTAGACCCGATGCACATCGGTGCCGTTCCAGATGATAACACTGGAGCTATCCGTTGTCTTCAGTATTTCGTGCATTCAAGTTTGGCTGGTGTAAATGGTTCCATTTATCACTCTTCAACTTATGCAGCAAAGACTGATGCTGAATGGGCTATAGCTCGTAAAGAAGCAGTAGAGAAATCTTTCTCTCGTATTGAAGAACTAAAAGCAGCTGTTGCTAGAATAAACAACATATAAATTAAGCTCAGATGGAAGAAATATTAGACCAGAGTGTAGGACCAGTGGAACCGATATGTCTAATTGATGGAGATAGCTTAATTTATTATGAGATGGACAAGCCAACCCTGGAGGAAGCCTTACAAGGGCTAGACTCCAGGATCTTGACCATTCTTGAACAATGCAAAACCCCTACATATGTTGGCTTTCTTACAGATCATAATTGTTTCCGTTACCAAGTTAGCAAAGACTATAAAGCTAATCGGAAACATAGACCCAAACCTGTCATCTTCCCTGCCCTTCGAGAATACCTCAAACAAAAATGGGGATTCTATGGAGTTGAAGGATTAGAGGCTGACGATTTGGTAAGTTATTATGCTAAGAACGAACCACGTAAAACGATTATCTGCTCACCAGATAAGGATGTTCTTCATCAATGCCCAGGCATGCACTTTAATTATCGTACTCTTGAGTTTTTGCATACATCTCCAGATGATGCATATCAATTCTTGTGGAAGCAAGTATTGATGGGAGATAGTACAGATAATATTACAGGCATACCAGGAGTTGGTATTAAGACAGCCGAGAATTGGTTGATGGGGAGAACTAATGATGTTGAAGCATTTGTTTTGAAGAAGTATATCGAGAAATTTGGAAGTACAGAAGGCATTATGCAGTTCTATACTAACTTTAAACTTGTATATTTACTTCAAAGTCCTGAGGATATTCTCAGAGAGCTTCAAAATAATTTAGAACCCTTAAAACCTATAACTCACTATGAGCCAGCAGATAGCGACGGATGGTAAAATAATTTACACTCCAGTGAATGGTAGAACCATTCGTATGACAGGAAGTATTGCAGACTATTCTAGAGTTTATGATGAAGATGGGAAAACAATAACTACTTTGGTAAGTGGGAAATTAAAACATGATCTCGGCTCTATTGTTAGAGGCCGTACAAAGAATCCCTACAAAGTAAATATCATAACCCCACTTTATAATGCTGTAAATCTTTTAGCTGGATATGATCTATCAGTTGCAAAAGCAACTAAATCTACAATCTTTTTATGCCCAATGCTTGGAGGAAAGAGAGAGTTATTCTACTGGAACAATCTATTAGTAAATGCATTCTGTGCTGTACCGAATGATGAGAATGTGATTGCATTACTATATAGATTTTCAGGAGATGCTTTGTTCACAAAATTTGAACATGCTCTTGAAAGCTTTGAAGCATTTAAGTATAAGATTGATACTGACCCATACCATGTGTTGTTTGTGTTTGAGGTGCCTAAGCATGCTCAAGCATCTTATTCACATTTTGTGAATGGTCGGTATTCAGAGATAGATGATATCATGAAACTTAAGATTTTGGATTATCATGGATTTAATATGGATGGGTCAACAGCTAAAATCCTATTCAAGTCTCCTTCATTGAAGAAAGAACTTGAGGAGCAATTAGACGTAACGATACCAGAAGAGAATGAATTACATTCTCCCCCAAAATTAAATGAAGAAACATTCGATCCAGAACTATATCATACAAGTAAATTAAAATTCGATAACACAAAATTCTTAAAATGAGTAAACTGCTTGAACAGATCGGGGATTGGGGACCTATCCACACTAAGTTGGTAGAAGACCACCCCGGTCTTTACGGGCAGCTCAAAGACTTCATTAAATTTCACAGAACAAATTACACTGTATATCCTGCTAGTCCAGAGGTGTACAAAGCATTTGAGTTGTGTCAGATGAAGGACCTTCGAGTTGTCATCATAGGGCAGGATCCATATCACAATGGAGCTGCTACCGGCCTTGCATTTGGAGTTAAAGAGGGAATGAAAATTAATCCAAGTCTACGAGTGATACAGAGAGAAATCTGTAGATCCCACGGTATAGACGAATCAGATGCCAAAACAACTGAGTTTGATTATTCATTGTCTCATCTGGCCAAGCAAGGTGTATTGCTATTGAACACTACTCTGACTGTTACTAAAGGTAAACCTAATTCCCATGAGCAAATCTGGGGCTGGTATACCAAAGGAATTGTCAGAGAGATATGCAATGAGTTAGATGGAGTCATCTTTTTATTATGGGGAAAGTTTGCACAGCATGCTTTCGGAGGCATAATTAAAGAAGTGAATTCTTTCCACGACAAATCACATATCATATTTGCTGCATCACATCCTGCAGCAGAAGTCTATGGAGGTAATGCCCGGTTTATTGGTTGTAATCATTTCATTAAAGTTAATGAGATAATTGCAGAGCCAATTGATTGGTTTAAATTACCAGAGAAGAAAGAGGATGAATTAGAATCTCAATTTAATTTACTATGAACGATACTGAACAACAGATTAATGCTGTATGCAATCAAATCAAAACACTTTTACTTTTAAAGAACAAAGCTTACGGGGACTCAGCACTTGAGCCCGTAAGAATCTTTTCGAAGAATAGTTCTATCGATGGACTACTTGTACGAATTGACGATAAGTTATCTCGAATCAAGAATATGGGGGTTTCTTCAGCAAGTGAAGACACTCTTATGGATTTGATTGGGTACTTAGTTCTTTTGAAAATTCAATTGAATAAGAGTATGAGCAGTGGTTTTGAGGTTATGGCTAAAGAAACTCAGAAGAAAATAGTAGATCAGTTAGGGCTACCAAAGATGCCACCTACCTATTGGCAAGGTACTCATCATGATATCGATAAGATTCGATACACTAACGGCACTATGACAGGGTATTAAAAAGAAGGGGCAGTAGCCCCTTTTTTATTGCCTTTATTATTTCGTTGCTGTAGCAGGAAGATCAAACCACTTAGAAGCTGTAGCTGGATCAGATGATTTTTCAATACCCCCTAGTATTGGAATTAATGCTTGGAACTTAGCTAGCAGTTTGCTATCTCCTTTCTCATGAATTCCAGACTTTCTTTTGTAGTATAGTTCTGATGTATCCCCTGTAAATATTGATGGAATAGCTTGAAATGCTACCATATCTATAAGTTCTATTGATTTTGTAATAGGACGTACAGTTGCTGTAGGGGAATTAGCAGTCTTTAAGAATTCCATTGGTCTTACGAACTGAGTCAATTCAGTTTGCATACGTAAAGCCTCGTAAATAACGAAGCTCTCAAACCATGAATCATCTTCATCATCGTCATCTGAAAGTGACATTACAATCAAAGCACATAGAGTCCAGAATGCAATAGATACTGCAGACCTTCTCATGTTTTGCTTCTCCATGTCTGTCATCATCTTGTAAACTTTAACACCGTTACCAGCATTCTTATAAGTTTCTTTCATGAATCTCCACATAGTTTCCATTGTACCTTCTGAGATAGTTCCAAGCTCTAAGTCACGGTGGATTCCCCCACGAAGACCGTTGTGTCCATAGTGTTTACGAAGAGATGGAATGAAGTAACGACGGAATAGCATAATCAATTTACCGTACCATCTTCTTTGAAGAATAGCATCATCAAATTTAGTTTTGACTTGGTTGGTTCTCTTGTTGATTCCAGAGATTTTAGACATGAATCTGCTTCTGTTGAAGTTAACAACCTTAGGGTCTATTCCAAATCTACCAGTCTTCTCATCTTTAACAAATACATCCCAAAGATTTGCATCTTCCCCCTTCTCATTTTTAATGACATTACCGTCTTTATCTTTAAGCTTTCCTCTGTAGCTGTCCATCAAGGCAAGCATTCTTGTTACTGCTGTCTCGTGCTCAGCAATAGTTTGTAATGCCATTGGCCCTTCTTGTAAAAGCTTAAGCATTCGTGGACCAGTCTTGTCTTCTTTTGTAGATCCAAGTACTTCCCCTAATGCATCGAAGTATCTAATAGCTTGTACAATCTTAGTTTGTGGGGCAAATGTTTTAAAGTCTTTCAAAGATCCTAAGCCACCATTACTTGTAAAGTGGTAGATGCTCTTAGCCCACGTCATATTCTTTTTATTAAAGAACTGCTGTGAGTGTGCCTCTTCCATCAAACGTACGTTATCGAGTAACATCTGATTGGTGGACTGAAGTAAGTTACCTGCTAAGTTAGCTAATGCAGTAAACGATGCTATTTTATTAGATAGCTTATTTGCTGAGATCTGTCTCCCAAATATATTTAAAGCAGACTTTAACTCTTCTTCCCCAAAGAATATTTTATCAATCCATTCGGACAAGTGCTTGAAGTTATTCCCTCCTTTACCTGCAGTCTGCATCTTAGTTCCTTTTAGGATCTTTGACATTCTGTGTAAAAGAGGATTGTTATCTGCTGCTACTGCCTGTACTTCTCTGTTTTCTATAATATCTCTCATTAACATTACTGACCCAATAATTTCAGATTTACTCTTAAACATATTGGCCATTCCTCCGAAGAGAATTAATGAGCTGGCTATGTCTCTACTTACTAATTTAGAATCAGTAGGATTTGTGTAGAAGATAGGAATTGTTTTGGCTCTAGCTTCTTTGTTGGCATTGATAGCATCTCCGTAATTTACATCCGTAGATAAGAACTGAAATGAATCTTTTACAAAGTCTTTAGCTGCAGTGAATGCTCCGTCCTTCTGAACCTTTTCTAACCCTTCCGATCTCACTGATGGGAGAATGTAGCTGAACTTATCCCAAGAATTTTTTGCAAGGTTATTATTTCCAAGCATCTTTTGCTTCTTGTAGTAGAAGCTCATCATGCCCTTGTAATACTCAAAAGCAGGAGCATTCTTTTTTAATGCTTCATACTTAGGATTTTTGTAGCTATCATTTGGACGAACTGCTGAAATTTTCCACTGCCCATTTACAGAGTCATACATCTTGTCCATCAATGATTTTAGAGAAGCTTGTTCTACTTCTAAAACTTGAATCTTATCTGTATCTATTAAAGCTTTGTCTTTTGAACTTTCTTCTAAAAGTTTTTTTCTTACAGTCTTAAGTTTGTCTACAAGTACGTTATATTTTTCTTGAGAGTCTTTACTTGGGACAGAATTTTCTTTGTACCACTTAGCTACTTCTTTATAGTACTCTCTTACGGTTACCTTGTTCTTTAACCACTCTTGAATTTCTTCGTCCCCCTTAACTGGTTTACTGTACTTTTTAGCTAAATCTTCATACATTTTAGATTCAGCACGTTTGTACCTAGTAACATCAAACTCTTGTACAAAAGATAGTAAAGTTGTTTTTTCTGACTGCCCTGTTTCAGGATTGTACGTCATATACTCTACCTCTTCTATTACATCTTCATTAAATTTATTAGGATTAAGTCCTGACCCTTTTGATTTTTCGAAATTTTTATATACTTCTGCTAATTCGTAGATGTCATCTTGTGTTTCATCATTAGCTTGATACATTTTATCCTTAAGCATAGATGCAAACATCTGTATCCCTACTTGAGAAGAATAAATGATTGGGTCTAAAAGGTAACTAAATGCAGACTTATCTTTTTGAGCTTCAGTAAGTTCATTTATTAAAGTCTGTCTAGTTACTTTTTTGTTCTCTAACTGCTTGATGTTCAATGCTATAAGAGCTGCAAATTCATCAGCAGGAGCTAACTTCTGATTTTTTATTTTGTTGTACTCCTCATCTCTCTCAATAGCTACTAAACGATTGTTATCTTTTATATTCTGTATAAGCTTAATAATCTCATCGTTTACATCATCATTTGAATACTCCATTAATAAGTCTGCCATAAGAGGGATACCTATTTCTCTGTATGTCTCTTCTACCAAGTTCATTCTATAAATGGCTTGGCTAATTTTCTTTTCAAATACTGATAAAGATTGGAACTTTGGGTCTTGTTGAAGTTGTTCAAAGGTTAATCCTTTTCCAAGTCTTACTAAGTCTTTAGAAACTAGTAATCCAATCTTCTGCATTATGCTATCTTTCCCAGCTCTTCCACCATAGAAATCTCCTACCCATTCACTAACCTTGTATAATTCATGGATAAGTTGTAATCTTTCTCTAGTAGGTAAAGTCTCGTTGTACTTTTCATTAATTTTATCTAAATTTTCTTCAGCTCTATCTACAAGTCTTGAAGCATAATTTACAAACTCTACTAATTCTTCTACGTCTTTAATCTTGTCTAATCTTTTCTGCATTAAAGCTAGCTTCTCTACTGCAGTGTCATTCACATCTCCAGGAACTCTTTTAAGTTTGTCGATGCTTTCTTGTGTTACAATACGAACATCATCTACAACTTTCATAAAGTCTTCTTCTTTCTTAGTAAGCTTACTATCAGCCATTAAGAAAGTAACAGAACCTTTTAAATCTGCAGCAGTGTATCTTCTCTCCAAAAGCATTCGTGTAAGTTCTTCTACTGCAGATGGTTTTGCCTCTGTACCGAATAACTTTGAAAGAGCTCTTACCACTCTATTGAATATTCTTTGAAAAATATTAGGATTGTCTCTTTTTATTCTAGCTCCACTTAAACCCATAGCAGTTACAAGAACTTCTTTTTCTAAAGCTTTTTCATCTAACTTTGGGTATGCTTTTTTAATTTCTTCGTAAAGGTTTGTAGTCTTTAACTCGTTGATAGCTCTAACTACTACAGGATGATCTTCCCCTAAAAGCTCTACAAGGATGTGGCTAAACTCATGGATGTGAGTATCTTCTGTCATCAACAGTGGGTTAAGTACTATTGTTAATACTTGACCAGGATTGTTAATAACTCTACCCTTTACTTCAAGTGTAGGGTCTATTTTAACTTCAACATTTATCCCAACTTTTGCAAAATCAGCTATAAGATTGTTGATATCTTTTTGAACAGAAGGCATTTCTGCTCTCTCCATATCCTCAAGATCCAAACGACTGTCCATGTCTTGGAACATATCTAACTGTCTAGCAGTTTCATTTGACATTCTCTTTGTCAAATTCTGCTCTGCATTAGTAAGTCTTAAATCTTCACGATTAAATGGAATTACTAAAGGCTTAAATGTATTCTCAAACTCATAGGCATTTAGAGCAAACTCGTATGGGTCTATTCTGTTTGGAAGTTTAGGGGCTATGTTTGGAGACAGAGACAGAGTAGCTTGTTCAGAAATCTGAATATCGTAATTTGTCTGATTGTTACTCTTGTTTCTAAACGGTGTAATTTGTACAAGTTGTACAGGTGAACCATAATACAAAGCTGCAACGGCATTCAAGTCAGCCACTTCTTGTAAAAGCACATCCTGCATTGCAGGAGAGATTCTTCCTGAAGAGCTTATCACTCCATCGTTGTAAAGCAAGTAGCTGATCCTGTTAGGATCTACTGTATCATTACTTGCTAATTGAGTGTCTATGTATTCAATAACCTTACTAGTAGTAGGAGATTTTCTTACATTTCCGTTTTCGTCTGTTTTAAAGAATCCACATGCCATAGTACAAATATACGGTATTATATTGAGCAAGACATATTTCCAGACTCAATTGGTAATTTTCCTCTGTCTAACAAGTATGTGCTGTTTCTCTCTATGTTGTTTTTAATCTGTGGAATTACTTCTTCGTTTGCTATTCTCATGTAGTTTAGCCCGTAAAGTTTAGTAGACCCCTTGGTTGTGAAAGTTCCTGTAAGCATTCCATACTGTGTCATAATAGATCCATCTCCAGCTGTTACTGGTCCAATTTTACCAAACACAGCACTTGTACCAACTTTTTGATTTCTAACTATTATAAAGTTTTCAGTACCACTATCTAAAACAGTTTCTGTTGTTGACTTAAGTATATCACTGTTTACCCTTCTAACCAAGTTGCTCCCTCCAGCTCTCATTTTTCCAAATGCAGCCATGTAATTAACCATGTCTTGTGAATCAAAGTACTGGGACTGTCTAGCTTTAAATGATTCTTGTCTGAAGAAATCTAAGATGCTTATTCTGTTTTGAACTTCTATTCCAGGTTCTGATGGCCCTTGCTCAACCTTCACAGGAGTTGTGAAAAACTCTAAAGGAACAATATCAGCATATGAGCTAGCACTTTGTCTAAATCCATTTACAAAGAAGCTGTGCATTGCTAACTTTTCGGCAAAATCTTTTACTTCTTTTATACCTTCATTAACTTTTGGATCAGTGTAGTTACCTTCACTATCCATTGTTTTATCTCCTGGTACATAGAATTGTGGGTTATACAATAGGTTGTATAATCCATCTGTATAAGATTGCTTTTCCCCTGCAGAAGTTTTAAATGTATTGTCAAACTTAATTCCATAGTACTTAGCTTCTGTATCTGTATCAGGCTCTAAGTTGGCTATAAATGGGTTTGTATTTAATGCAGGGTACTTCGTCTTTAATCCTTGAAGTCTTGTATAGATGTTATCATTTGCTTTGTTGTACAAGCTTGACATGTTGTTCATAAGGGAAGCAAATGGAGAACCAGGCTTCATAAGCATCATGAACATCAAGTTGTAATCAATCAACTGATGCATTTCAGGGGTTAACTCTTCAGTACTTACATTTCCTAATAGTTCTTTCTTGAAGACTTTGAATGATTCAGATAGTCTAGTAGGGAAGAACACACCTGCAAACTCAAGACCGTTTCTCAATAGATTCTCGTAACCTCTTTCCATTCCATAGATAGATTTCTCTCCAATGAATTGGTCAGTAACGTTATCCATAGAAGTTGGTTCGAAGAATATTGGAGTCTTGAGAGAATCTTCACTCTGATCGAATGCATCAGCTCTATCTAAGTAAGACTGAATAGAACCTATTCGTCCCAATCCATCCATTGAATCTGGGGTTACTCTCTTTCCTAGTTTCATAAGAGCTGACCCAGCTTCGTAGAACTTCATAAAGTTAGCAAGCATCTTAAGTTGCTCATCTACATTTCTGTTCTCTTTGCTTAAGTTTTCTAACTCTGCAACATCCATGTTGAATGTACCAGGCTTATTTAAATTTAAATAACCATTAGGGTCTTTGAGCTTTTTTCTAAAGGTCTTATAAGCTTGTTTTAAATCTCGTAAGTTTCCTGCTTTTGCAGTCTCAAAGTAATCTGTAAATTCTTTAATCAATGGTTGATTTAAGAACAAAGAACAGAATCTTGAAGAATACTCTGGGAAGAATCCTGAGAATAAAACTCTGATACGAGATGTTAAAACTGTATCGTTAAGTTCGTATTGTACAGGAAGTTTTGCAGCATCCACGGCAGCTGATAAAAATAGAGACATACTTTTATCTGTTGGGTAAGATCTGCTTGTTTCATCAAATGGATTTTCAAAAGCAGTTTTTATGTAGTCTCTATATTCTACTCCGTTGATTTTAATAGCATAATCGTTGTGCATTCTAACACTGCCGTGTTGTAACACGTTACGTGCAGCTAATGCATTTGCATAGATACCACGGAGTTTATTTCCAAGAGTACTACGACGAGCTGTAACAGCTTCTGTCTTGTAGTCACTCCAGTCTAATTCTTTTGCAAGTTCTGGGGACTTAGATTTAATCTCGTCCACAACAGTATTTAATGTAGTATCATCAAGTGGAGTAAACACTTCTTTGAAGTGAGCAGGATTTGAGTACACTGCCTCCATCAAATCTAATATCACATTGTTAATCTGTTGATTAGACAACTTCGATAAGTTCTTTGACTTAAGTACACTTGCATAGTCTACAGATACTTTCTCTAGTTGCTTAGTCTCTTTATTAATTCTAACCTCTGGGAATAAGAGATTTAATTTATCGACGTCAAAGTCAGATCCCATCAACTTAACAAGTTGTCCTGGTACAACCACTGCTTTTGCATAATTATTTGGTAAGATTTTAGCAATCTTAAGCATAACTACAGAAGCTTTATCCTGATTAGGGATACGGTAACCTACAATTCTTCTAAGTTCTTCTGGGATAGAGTCTAAAGATTGTCCTGGCTGTATTCCAAACTTACGAGCTACGTCCTCACGGATCATAACTTCTGCATGGATTACCCTCTTACCATCTTCAGATATTTGCAAGAACTTCAAAGCACCACTTCCATCAGCTTCTGATCCTCCTAACTGTGTAACTTGAACTGCTTCAAACCCTTTAACTTTTTGTTTGAACACATCATTGTTTATTACAGACATTATGATGGACTCATACTTCTTGTTGTATAGAGGTATGTCAAGTGGAGCCACGAATCTAGGAGATCCATCGTTTTCAAATACGATATCTAAAGCTCTCTCATAGTTAGAGTGAAGCTCTTTTGTTCTAGCCTGCTTGAGTACTTTCTCTCTTACAGTTTTTAATACTACTAGTTTTGCTTCATTTATCTTGTTGATATCATTGCTTTCAGCAGCTGCATAAAGTTTAGTCAATCCAAACTCGTCTTCAACTTTCTTTGTATCTCTAGCAAGTTTCTCTTCTACAGCAGCATGGTAAAGGTCTTTTAATTCTTTACCTGAAATTTCTGTATCTAGAATTCCAGGAGAGATTTGATATATGGTATCATCCTCAACATTGGCCACCATATTTTTTTTAATCTGACGATTGAGAGCATTTGTTGGATCTTCTTTTGCAGAAGGGATAAATTGTGGAAATCTTAATCCTGATGAAGAGTGAGTGTTAACCCCTGCTTCTCCAAGCAGTCCTAGTCTACCTGTATGTTTGTAAACGTTTCTCTTAGATAGTTTTTTACCAGATACAAAGTTTACTACATGTACTGGCTTTAATCCTTGATACTCTTCTACAGCTTCCATTCTACGACGTAAGTCTTCTAAGAATGGGAAGTTTGTAGTATATGATTTTAATAATACAGAGTAAGAGTTCTTTTGAGAGTCTATAGATAATGTTCTTCCAACATTGTTGTAAGACATTTTTTCGTAGTAACCTTTATGCCCCAATGTTGGGACTGGGTCTCCAACTTTTTTACCGTCAGGAACAAATCCTGGTTGGTATACAAACTCTCCTGTTACTTTATATGCTTTGTATGCTTCTTCATCTTCTCTCTCCCACTTTCCTAAACCTTGCATAATACTTCTATGCATATCCAAACTAATGAAAGCTTGAGCATCTGTAGAATCATATTTGCCTGGTCTAAATGCATCTGCAATAATTTTTGCTTCTGTGCTTGAGACACCACTTTTAACTAACCCATTATAGATATTTGTAGCCTGATCATTTGCTTCTTTTTCTTGTTCAGCATTTAGATTTAACTTAATATCTCTCATCACAATCTCATTGAACTCCTTCATCATTCCATAAGATTCACTGATATCTCCAACCATAACCATTTTGGTTCCAGGAGTAGTCAAGTGGCCCATACGTTTGTAGAAGTCTTCTTGATTTTTATGTAGAGCTCTATTTCCACGGAATAGTTTTACTATTTCGTTTCTCATAATAGCATTTTCTACTACAAATCCTTTTAGCAATCCTTTTAAATCTACTCCGATAGCTCCACTCATTCCAATCTCTCCTACCTTCCCTGCTTTAGTCAACTCTGTTTCTAGAGCTAAAGCTTGTGCAGAAAAGAATTCAAGCATCTCATTAGTCATTCTATCTAAACGAGCATCAAATAGTTTCTGAGATTCTGCATCCATAGACTTGCCTACATAGTCCATAACCTTGTCACTCATCTGAGTAACTCCGTTCATTCTTGTACCAGTTACATTCTCTGTTAAAGCTTCATCTGTTACTATGTATTTACCATCTTGGTTCTTAGCTCTGAATTGGAAGAAAGATTCTTTGAATGCATTACCAAGGTATTCTCCATTCTCTACAATTCTTGTAGGGTCTCCAGGAGCTGTGTGGTAACCTTCTTCTAAATCTGCATAATCTACTCTTCCATTTAAAGCTCCTCTTACAACATCCTTAGCTTGTTTTACTCTCACTAAGTCTTGCACGATCTGAGCTTTAATCAAATCTTTATGTGACATGAATTGCTTAGAGAAAGCATTTTTGCTAATTCTAGGAACCTTTACAAATGTGAATTTGTCACGGTCTGATTGAACAGGGACAGCAATGTATGTATACTCACTATCTGTTCTGTTGTTAATGAAAGCATTTATAAGAGTAACCATTGTATCGGCCTCTGAGAAGTCTTCATATGCAAGAGCTTCTTCATACTCTGATCCCATCTTGCTTGCATCAAAGTCAAATACCCCAAACTCTTCTAAGAATTTATTATCCATTAAATGTTTAAACAAGACACTTGTAAACTCAGGTCTTCCTTTTACATTGATGAATTCGTCTTTAAGATATTCTTTTAGTAACTGAGCAGAATTTTCAGATCTCTCTTTCAATATACTTACAATCTGAGCCATGTGTGTCTCAGTGTTTGTACCGTAGATTGCTTTTCCCTTTCCATTGACAAAGCTGATACCTGCAATAGGGATAGTTGATTTGAAAAGCTTTGCAAAATCTATAGCTGCAGATTTACGAGCAGTTATGAAATCTAAGTTTCTGTCATTCTTTACCCCTACAAACTCTTCAAGTTCTGATCCTTTCCCTCTAGTGAAATCTCCTACTTGACGGATGAATGATAGTACTTGGGTTTTAATAGTTCTCAAAGAATCTACCCCAGTCTTACCATCTATTCCATTATCAGCAATTGATTGTAATATTTTTTGTGTGTCTCCTACATTGGTATTGCTACCTACATATAGACCTAATTCAAACATAGCCTGTGCAAGATGTTCTACAACAGGATTAACCTGTCCGTCTATACTAGCTACATTAACTACTCCAAATTTTGGGAGAAGTTTCTCAGCTTCTTTCCAAGCTTTTGCAGCTGCAATTACCTTATTCTTGTTAGTAGTAAGAACTTCTACAACCGTCCCATCCTCTTTAGTAACAACATCCTTTTTGTACAAAGCCATTCCATCTACTTCAGAAACAAGTGTATTCTTCCACTTCTCTGCAATAGCTGTTGGAATGTCTTTACGATTAGGATTGAAGACTTCAACGTAGTTTACTTTGTTATCTACCTTTTGCTTTAACATTACAAAGTCAGTATTGCTAAGTGCAAATGCAGAGAATATCATAGCCTTTTCAGAGTCTGATAATTCGTTTAAAAAGTTAAGGACATTTCTTAAGTGAGGTCGTAGCTTTACTTCTTGCTTAAGAGCATTAACCATTGCAGTGTAAGTTTGCTTACCACTGAATATGTTCAGCAATTCTTTGAATACAACATCTCTGTTTAAATATGTTTTAACCCCTAAGCTATTATATTCATTTGACATAATAGTAGATAGAAGTTCTCTTACTCTTGCTGTAAGTCTTTTTGCAGGACTAATCTCCATACTACTTTGTCCGTATATTTTCCCTACTGCTTCATCGATGATTGCAAATTCATCATTCAATTCATCTAATTCATCCTCAGCCTCTGAAGGAGTTTCTAGGTCAGTATCGTATTTAAACTTAGAGTCAATGTATATTCCAGCATCTGTAAGTCTGTTTACCAATGCTGTTCTCCAACCTTCTTGAATAATATTTCCAGATTTAGACTGTACTACATCTCCCCAAGTGGTGTATATGTTTTTGTAAACTGTTCTTTTACGTAGATTGTCCCCCATTGCAAAAACTAAATTGTTTTTAGCAAGTATATCTCTAAGAGCTTGTAGATTTTCTGGAGATTTATTTTCTGTATAGACTTCTTCAGCAGCTATAGTTTCAATCATTGCAGCATAGTCTGTTGTCATATTTAGACTAGACCCGTCTGCTTTAGCATATATTTTTGTTAAAAATGAGTTTGCTATTGCTCCTTTATTTTCTCCAGATCCTAAAGCAACTGATGAGTCAAAAGTATCTTTATAGTCTTTTCTCATCTTTAAGAAATCCGTATATAAAACATCGACAGCATCTGTAATAGTTTGACCCCCCATTCCAGGACGGGTCAAATAAGCTGTCTTTGGTCCTACAAACTTTTGTGGGTTTCTCATTACTCCTCTACCAAGAATAGAAGTGTTCATTCTATTGCTTTCAATCAAAGAGTAAACCTGCTTTAGTCCTACACTGTCTGTGAACATTGCTTTGATGAAGTTCCAAAGATCTTTAAAGAACTTAGCAATTTTACCAGGAAGAGATTTTTCAGTAGCTTGATCAGTAAGAACGTAGTCTCTAAATTCTTCTGACATCTTCTCTTCTAGTACAAGCTTAAAAGCATCTTCATTAGATATGTTTGGGAATTGCTTTTTAATATCAGCTATCTCAGCATCAGTAGGTGTCCCAAAATTCTTTTCAGCTTCTGCATACAATTGCTGTCTCTGTTCTTCACTAAGCATTGTTCTGAATACTAAGTGGTAAGCTTCGTGGTATTCTGTGCCTACTTCAGCAGCAGACCATAGGAACACAGAAGCATTCTCTACATATCCATGAATTTCTTGGCCTCCTACAGACTTAGCTGTTTCAAATATGCTAACAGAATTCTCTCCAAATCTTTCTGCTACCCAAGCTTTTGCCTTTTCAGCATTTATTGTTTGAGTAGATGATACTTGTGCACTAGTTCTAAATGCTTTATTGCTATTTACAAACTTTTGAAATCCTTTTATATCTTGTTTATTTCCTAATATATGAATTTGTTCTGGTTCAAACACTGTAATATTCTCTGCCCTTGTTATTGATGGTGATATTATGCCATCATAATTATTAGCTAATAAAGACTTTTTATAATTTCTGTAAGCTTCACTTTTTTCTATTAAACCTTGTACATCTTTAAATTTAGTAGATAGAATACCTGGTTCATTAACTATCTTTTTAATGTTTAATATTGCTGGATATTCTTGTTTCCATTCTAAATTTCTAGATTTAAGTAATTCTTTAAACTTTGTTTTATCTGTAGTAAAGAAAAACCCTAACCAGCTATCAAAATCTCTTGTATTTGTGCTAATAAATTTCTTGTCAAATTTTTCAAATTGAGCATTACTTAGATGATATACAATATTTTTTACTTTACTATCAGGAAATATAGAATCTAAATATTGAGAATATTGCTCCTCATTTCCAATAGCTTTTAACTCAGGACTAGATTGAAACAAGTCACTTACACCTGACTTAATTTGGATTTGTTGAGGAACAGTTTGTACATAAAACATAGAAGGCACATTGCCTCTGTATTTATCCCAAAGGAAGTATGCTACATTTTCACCTTGTGCACTTACAAGGTTTTTCCATTCTTCAGAGTTTATGTTTGGACAAAATGCCATTGCTTATTTTATTTTAACATTCTTTTTTCTTGTTTTCACCTTCTTGTGCAGCATCTCTCATTAAATCTGAGAAGTCTTGCATAGCTCCTCCCATTGGATTTAAGCCTCTTAATTCTGCTTCCATCTCTGCTTTAAGTTGTGCCTGTTTTTCTGGGCTAGGTCTTAGGTGAGCAAGTGCTGCAGGAAGTTCAGTCAAAGATACAGGTTTTTGCTGAGCTTTTGGAGCAGGGCCAAACAAATCTGCAGGCATTTCATCAACAGCTACATCTAAAGTAGATTGTGCAACTGGGGTAGGAGCTGATGGTGCAACAACAGTTGGTGTTGTAGGTTTACCTTTTAACTTAGCTACTTCTGCTTCTATTTCTTTTTCAATACGTTCCTGAGCATTTAGCACTTGTCCTGCAGGTAATTTAGAAGCAGCCGTCCACTTATCTAGTCTCTTTTTTCTCCTTTAATTTCTATTTCAAAACTTGTCCCTTGTTGTGCAAATTTTGCTTCAATTATTCTTTCATTAGCTGAAACTGTTGCAGGTTTTTTGAATTGATATACATTAATCGTTTTGACTTCTTCTTCACCAGTTTCTCTATTGTAAACTTTAGACTCTGCAGTTCCTGTAACTTCAGCATACCCATTCTCTACAAGCTTCTCCCAAACTCTTAATGCCTGTGGTGAAATACCAGCAGTATGTTTATCCCAATGGGTACTTTCTAAAGTGTATCCTAATTTTTGAACTTCTTGTCCAATTTGTATGTAAGCTTGAAGACCGTATCCTTTGTTTTTTGTTTTGTCAGATTCTTGGAAGTCTCCTAATTGAACATCATAAATATAAGCTGTCCCATCTTCTAGAACTTTTACAGTGAAATTACCTTTACCATCCCTTTACCATCCGGTGTAATAATTTCTCCTTTAAGCATAGGAGAAGATTCTGATGGAGAACTTGTAACGTTTATACTAACAACAGAAGTAGTTGTAGCAGCAATTGGTGTAGCTGCAGGCTGAGTTTGAGTTTTAGATAATGACCCAGGTCCGTAGAAAGATTTAGCATTGTATATCACATAAAAAGGATCTACTTTCTGGTTACCAATTATATGATTTAAAATTTTAACTCCTTTAACTTCAGGGTTTGATTTCTGAAAATCATTGAATAGGTTTATAATTGCAGGACTTTGATTTGCTTTTTCTGTATCATTGTACTCAGCATCAGGGTTGTCAGATATGTAAGATCCTGTAGCTGGATTGTTGAATTTATAACCTTTTGCTTTTAGTTCTTCATAAATCTCTTTCTCAGATTTATTAGCATCTATAACTATAAATTCAGATTCATTTATTTCACCTGCAATTGGTTGACCATATCTTTGAACAAGGAATGGAGTAGTAGTAGAAGATGCATTTAAGCCATCTCCAAACTGACTGATTTGATCTTTACCTCTTTGGAAATTACCAAAATCAAAGTCTTGTGGAGCAACACTTGTGTGATGATACACAGTAACTACATTAACAGGGCCTGGAACCGAAGGTTGAGGTTTAGTTTGAGGTGCAGGTGCAGGTTGAGATTTTCTTAACTCTGCAATTTGCTTATCGTATGCTGCAGAGATTTGATTTTTCAACTCTGTAGCAATCCTTACTTGTTCTGCAGTGCTCTCAGGGCTTTCTATAATTTTTGTATACTGTGCAGTACGAGTATCTCTTTCTTTTTCTAATCCCTTTATCTTAGCTTCTACTACTGTACTTGGAGCAGCAGGGGCTTCGATGCTATCTAATACTTTTACAGCATTTGATACCTCTAATTGAGTTTGAGTTGCAGTTCCTCCTCCAACACCTGTTAATGGTGTAAATTCAATTCCAACATCAAAGAATGGAGACTTGTATACATTACCTGGAGAGTCAGTTGCTAAAATTACATTAGCCCCTAAACCTTCAGTTCTAGGCTCTGTAAATTCTTTATCACTGTTTAAGTACTCAAAATATGAAGGATACTCAATACCAGTAAGAGCACTAACATAAGGTTCTGTGTTACTAATTCTATTGACATCAACTTGATACTTCTTGTTCATAATAATGTCTAAGAACTCTTGCTTCAAGTTTGGAGTTACTCTTGCATACTCAGCTTTCTCTCCTTTTATTGTAACTAAAGATTTCCATCCTTTCTCGTTAGTACCTACCTCAGAGAATGTGAACTTGAATGATTGCCCTAGTAAAGCTTTCTTAAGTTCCTCTTCATTTATTCTGACAATTTTGTTTGCAGATTTAGAGTAGAATGAGAATAAAACTTTACCATCTGTAAGAGTGACTTGTGACATGTAGTTCTCAAAGTCCTCTGTAGAGATATCTTCTCCTTCATTTAAATCTATTGCATCGTTTTCATCTGCAACTTCTACAGGAAGTTTATTCAGACCTACAATCTCTCCAAATAGTTGAGCCTCAGGGTTTTCCTTAATTAAATGATTAACTGCAATTGTTCTTCCTTCTTCAGTCATAGACTTTGTAGAAGCCATTACAAGAGCAGGATTACCGTTAGGATCTTCTACTATAATTGCTACTTGTCCAAGTGTAACATTGTTTGCACTGAACGGTAGAACATTTTCGTTCTGGTCCATGAAGACAGGTACACCGTCTTTAATTCTTACTACAGCAATATTTGCAGATCCTTTTACAATGTTTGAAGATGGATAGAAAAATATCTGACCATATGTAAACATCGAATTTCCACGAGCATTAGCAATATTCTTAGAATTAAAAACTTTTCTGCTAATAGTAGAAGCAGCAGTAATCCCTTGCTTATGTAAATTGTATATGTCTTTTCTAGACAATCCAGTATTTTCATCTGCTTTATAAGCAGCTAATAAACCAATTCTACGAACCTGTCCATTAGGAAGTTGTGCAACTACATAGATAGGGACTTGTTCCCAATATCTATCTTCTGTTAAATCCTTTTTGTTATTTCTTGTTTTAGGATCTTCAGAGTTCCACCAGTCAGTAGACTCATCTACCTCAAATGTAATGATTGTACCTGCAGGAGTTATATTATTATCAGTTAGCATCTCTGGGTAGAGTGCTATTACATCTCCATTTACTTTCTGTACAGGCAGTGAAGATTGTACATTTCCATCTTCAGATACACCTTGTTCTGTAAAGTCGGAATCAATAGAGTAAATTTCCCCCTTAGAAAGTGGAGCATCTACAGGACCTTCAGCAACTACAACAGTTACTTTTGGTTCTTCAGGATCTGACTGAGTATCAGTTGGACCATCAACAGGCTCATTCATTGACCTGTCTATCTGCTCTAACTGCTCTCTTTGTCTACGAATTTCTTCTAGCTCTTCTGTTGTGGTTGTGCCATCCAGCCCTTCCTCCGTAGATCCTGCTCTAGGATCGATATCCGTTCTTTCAGACTCTTGCCCTTCAACTGCAGTGTCAGTTCCTTGGGCAACGTTGCCGTCTTGACGAAGTTTTTCAGATTCACGTTCTTCATTTATTCTTTGTATTAGTTCTTTAGATTTACGGATATTCTCCTCTCTTCTCTTAATCTTGTTTTGAGTGTTTCTAACTTCTTTTTTAGCAGCTGCTGTATCCTGTCCAGGGTAAACACCATCTACAATTTTTTGAAGTTCTACTTCTACAAGTTTTAATTGAGCTATCTCATCTTCTAATCTAGAAATTTTAGCTTGTTCACCTCTTGTGATTTCATCTATTTCTTCTTCTAGAGGAGCTTGCTCAATTTCTTCTGCAATGACTTGATCATCAGTTGCTTCTTGCATTGCTGCAGATTTCTTTCTCTTAGCTAGCTCTTTAATCTTCTTATTTAATAAAGCTTTGTGAGATTTTTTAAGAGCTTTTAAAGTCTTTACGTTTCCATCAGCATTAAACTCTGCTTCTGTAAATCCAGCCTCCATAGCTAACTGTCTTTCAGCAGCTAAGATTTCCTCCATCTCAATTAAGTCTTGCTTAATTACTTCGATTTGATTACGAAGTTGGCCGTCTGTTAGACCAGCTGTTCTTCCAATGTCAGTGCTGTCTACTAATTTTTCAAACTCTGCCTCTATCTGAGCAATTTCTTCTGGATCTTCTAGTGAGTCTAATGTTTCAAACTTTTTAGTTTTACCTTTTAAGGTATCTGCTTGAGCATCTACTTCTTTCTTATGCTTTTCAAGAACATCTTTTCTAATTACCTCTCCACGAATTCTTTGAATCTCTTTGAACTCTTCAGCAGACATGTTAGCTATAGCTTCTACATCTCTAATAGAAGATGCCTGTACAAGAATAGCATAGGTAATTGTATCAGCAATAGCAGAGTCAGTCTCATTATTATCATCTAATAACCAAGTAACTACATTACCTGTAGCAGCATCAGTTAATCTAACTCCAGTTCTGTTACCTTCTTCATCGTAGATAATAGCATCTGTAATGTTTTCATTTAGATTTAGGTATGTTCTTCCATTTATAGTGAATATAAATCCACCTGGAGAAACTGAGATATCCCCTAAAGCTGCTGCCTCTGCATCTGATACTTCTCTAGCAAATTCTTCATAGCTTGCTGTTGGAGCAAACTCATCTCTCCTTTGTAATTGCCCGTTTTGAGCTTCTATAGTATTTTCAGCAAGTCTTTTCTTTTCTCTTACGTCTTTTTCTTTTGCTAATGCAGCTGCTGCAATTGGGGGTAAAGAATCTTCATCAATAGCATTTAACATGTCGTCAGTCATGCCACTGAATTTCATTCTTTCTTCTTTTTCTTCTTGCTCCAATTGTTCTACTCTTTCTTCAGCTGCTGCAACAATTTCTGCAGGAGCATCATCAGGCATATTATCTCTTAACTCATCTGCAGTTTCTGCATTCTCAACTACCTGTGCAGCTCTATCTGCAGAGGCTTGCTTTTCTTCTTGTTGTCTACGAGCATACTCAGCTTCTAC